CTCTCAATCCTCTCTTCGATCAATTCATGATTTTACTATGAATTGGTTGAAGGGAAAAGAGACAGATTCCTCAACAAATCACTCATTTGCGGCTAATAGAGTCCGCGAGTGGTCTGGAGAAGATATATCTCTCTGGTCTTACGATCTAACTTCTGCAACAGATCGATTCCCTGTATTTCTACAGCTAATCGTTATGGAACAGATGTTCGGTCGAGAGATCAAGGATTGTTGGAAGGATATTCTCACTAATAGGACCTTCACGGGTCCAAACGATGAGAAGGTTAGATTTCAAGTCGGCCAACCATTGGGCTTATTAAGCTCATGGTCGGTCTTCTCGATCACTCACCATCTCCTCATTCAAACTGCGGCTGTAGAGTCCATTTCCTCACAGAAATGGTTCAACAGTTACAGGATGATTGGTGATGATATATGCATCGCAAAGTACACAGAGGTAGCTTCCAAATACAAAGATTATCTCGATGACCTAGGAGTAAACATTTCAGTAAATAAGAGCGTTCTTCCTGAGCAAGCTCAGAAAGGAAACGCTGCCGAAATAGCGAAACGTTTATTTCACAAGGGAATCGAGGTAACTCCTGTACCTCCATTAACCATCATCGAAGGTTTCCGAAATCCAGTAGGATTTAAGAATCTCGTTGAAAGTTCGTGGAGTAGAGGTTACCAGCGTGCAGCAAGTCCCTATCCCGTCCAGTCTATTCCGGGATCACTCCCGGAATGGTCTGCACTTACGTTCCCGATTAGGAATCGGTGCCCCCAATTAAATGGGGTTACATCGTTATTTCCAAGGTGGGAGCTTACACATGAAGCTCCAGCTGGTCTTGCGACCGGCTGGTTCATATGGGCAGAGATCCCACATGAACTCATAGTGAAAGCTGTTCGAAGATTTCTCTTCGATCGTGTAAATGCAGCCGTGAGAGAATCTCTCGTTATCCAACAACGTATACTTCTTGCGAGGTATATGAAGTCAGAGAGAGAGGATCTCCCACAGGGCGGCGACTGGAAGCCCGAGGCATTCGACGTCCACCCCGAGATAATCGTAGACGTGTTTTCGGATCTCCAAGAATCTCTGATGGCTAATCAATCAAGACTATGGGACGACAACTTTCTCCTAGGAGAGGTTGAAGATCTATATATCTTTATTGGTAGCCTCCATAAATACTTGGAGCCTAAAACACTTCTCAAAAGTCGAGTCAAGATCACAGACCAAAAGGATCAGACTATCATCTTCGTTAGTGCTATGGTCAAATACGTTTCCAAGATTGCTGTGAAGCAAAATTGGGAAGTGTTGGACGAAGCACCCGAAGTTGAGTTCTTTCCTATGGAGGATGATCTCGAGTTCGCCCTGGTTGAAGCGAGTTCAATTTCAATTAAACCGTGAATTTTAATTGATTTGTTTTCGCAACAACCAAAGTTCAACCTTTGTTTCAATTAACTTGAAGCTTGG